TGCAGATTCGTTCCATATTGCTCAATCAGCATATCATCGTATTTCTGACGGATGAGCATGATTTCATTCTCTCCATTCTCTGTGATTTGCTGACGGACACGATAATACTCCTTAGAGATATTCTCATCAGCGAGCAAATCTTTCATGTATTGCTCGATAGATTTCTTTCCTGCATCAGATTCAGACCAACCGACCTCAGTAGCTCCTTTCTGCTGCATATATACCGCTTTGAGCATAGCTTTCCTCTGCTCTGCGAGCTGCCTGAGCTGATTTTCCCAATCTTCGAGTCTTCTGCGAGTAGCACTCCGAGATACATTGAGTTCCTTGACAAGACCTTCCTCCTGAGAATCGATAATGAGCTGATTCACCTCATCATTCGCTCCTTTGAGATACTTCTTGACCTTATCTTTGTAGTCATCGATGGCTTTCTGAGTTTCGAGAGCAGCTTTCTTTGGGTCGAAGTCTGAGCCACTCTTTCCACCGCCTCTACCGCCGCCTGATTTCGGGTCGGTATGACCGCCTATATTGAAATCAATCTTCACACTCTGAGCCTCTGCCATCTTATCCTTATAGGCTTGCATCCAATAATCAGCGGTATTCTGAGCATCCTCGATAGCTTCTTTCTTACGCTGCTCATCTCCTGCTTTGGTGGTGTACCAATGTCCATACTCGCTCGCTTTCTTGTGACGAGCTTCTTCAAGAGCGATGAATGCCTCAGTATATTTGTTCAGGATAGCCTGTGCCTCTGCCTCTTTGAGTAGCATCGTACAATAGGCTTCACCTTTGGTAATGAGAACATTTTTCCATTGAGAGAGGGAATTATAATATCCGAGAGCCTCTCCATACTTAGAGTTAAGCTCTTTGACTAACTCTTTCTCCTGCTTCTTTGTACCATTGAATGTCTCTATCTTGGTGATATATCCCGAAATCTCTGCCTGAGCCTTTCCGTAGGCTTTTGCGCCCTCATCCATCACCTCATTAAGGTCTTTCTCTCGTTCCTCTGCCTCTGATATAGTATCAAAGAGAGTGGTGAGCCATGAAACCAACTCTCCGACAAGCACGATGATTGCACCGATGCCTGTTGATATGAGAGCCGCTTTCAATCCTTTCAGAGCGATAGATGCAGCCCTTGTTGCGATAGTTCCTGCTACGGTTGCTGCGGTTGCCGATTTTGTTGCAGCGGTATTGGCGACCTGTGCAGCCGTTCCTGCTACGGTAGATGCGTTATTCTTTGTCTGAGCTGCCGTATCGGTAGTGGTCGCTGCCGCATCGAGTTCCTGAGCTGCTGCATTCTCCGTGATGGCTGCATTCTCAGTTGCGATGACATCGGAGCTTTCTCCGATGAGCTTATTCCAAAGTTGTTTGAGACCATTGAGGGTAACAAGACGGAATGCTGAATCTTTGTCGAGTGCTGCCTGAAGCTGCTGCAATCCCATCGTGATAGCCATGAGAGACTGCACTTTGAGCATTATCTTTTGCAGATTCTCATTCTCTCCTGCAAAGAGACCGACCGCTCCCTGAGCTGCCGACATTGCGCCCGATACACCTGAGAGACCCACAATGATACCCTGCATTCCTCTTTGGTCGTGAGCGAGGATAGTAGCCTGAGCGGTCGCATCACTCCAAGCATCGGTCAATCGACCGACTTCCTCTTGGATTTCCTTGTATTTATCAGTATTTCGCTGACCTGCTGCCTCCATCTCCACGAGTTCAAGTTTCAGCTCACGGATTTTGGTACGCAGATTCTCATGCTTGGATGCGTTCTTTGCAGCTTCCTCAGCCTCTTTCTTCAACTGCCTCTCTGTTGCAGCGAGAGCATCAGCAGTCTTTGCAGCTTCATCATTGACTTTCTTTCGGATTGCGATATTCTCCTGAATAGCTCTCTTTTCCTCTTTGAGCCGCTTGACCTCTCCTGAATCACCCTTTCGGGATGCAATCTTAATCTTATCGGATAGGGTAGCATATTCCTTTTCGAGGTCTCTGATTGCTGCCTTATTGGTATCGACAACCCTATCAATCTCATCGAAACCTTGCTGAATGACGGCGAGCGACTCAGAGGCATTGGTGATAATATCGATATTGACATCAGGGATATTGGTTAAGAGTTCAGATATTCTCGAACTCTCAGCCTCTGCCTTTTCTCCTATCTCAGAAACCTTGCCCTCGATGTGGTTCATGCCCTCATCGAAACCGCCCATATCAATGGCAGTGCCAAAACTCAAAGTACCGTCATCTACGTTCATATTCTTACGATTTCTTCTTCTTCAAAATTGTTGAACTTATTGAAATTATCAGGATTGTTTGCATCGAGAGAATCATCATATAGAGGCTTGTCGCTATCTGATTTATCATTAGGCATCGGCATCGCACGGCTATACATCACGGCATTCTTATAACTGATGTCATAGAGAGCCTGTTTGTCGGTCATCCCGAATAGTTTTGCAATACCGAGAACGGTCGCCCAAATGCTATCATTTAGTGCTGCACCACTTCCTTTGTCGGTTTCAGAATGTTTGCCTCTGACAGGGAAGTGGTAATGGAGAAAAAATGCCCTATCTCCATATCCTGCAATCTCTGAATGATTAAATCAAAGATGGTCGATGGCTTGATATTTTCGAGTATTAGCCTCGATAATTCTGCTTGCTTATCAACTATCACCTTAACCTTTTTCTTGCAGGGAAACAAGCCGAGAATGCGCTTTTCTTCGATGATTTCCTTTTCTTCTCTGAGATTCTTTGCTCCGAGAATGAGGATTGCGCATATATCTCCGATTGCGCTATAATCTTTTGCGTAATGGAGAGCTGAGTAAACTCGCAATTCTTTCGGAATCTCCTTATCTACCACAGGGAGCGTGGAGATAAGCTCAGAAACGAGAATGAGCGTGGCAATAGATGGGTCTGCAATAGGATAGACCACACCGCCAAGCTCAATCTTATTGGTCGCTTTTTCAAGAATGGCAGATGCGACCCTCTGCTCTATTGTCTGTGCCATATTATAAAAAAACTGAGTTTAGTTGCAGGAGACGGACTCGAACCGCCGACTTCAAGCCAATGAGACTTGCGAGCTACCAACTGCTCTATCCTGCGATGAAGGCAGTTTTCTCCTACCAAACTGCCAAAGGGTGTCTATTCCACTCGCCATTAGGATGTGCCGTGACGATTAGCCGCCTGCCTGAGAGCTCCAATCAGTAGCCTTGACCCTGAACTTCTTGTAAAGCTCTCCATCCTCGCAAGCAAGGATTTTGAATGTCAAATCTACATACTGACCCTCTTCCTCAGACGAGCCAGGACGGAACGATACATGAGAGCGGCGACACTTGATACCGATTGCACCGATATTCTTAGGAGTGAGCTTGAAAGAGAAGTCATCAGGCACGACATTCGTCTTCACGGTCAGCTCATCGCCATCCTGAGACTTAACCGCCCCTGTAAACATATTCTCTGTATCGAAGTCCATTTCCTTAACACGAGTGGTTACGGTGATGACAGGCTCACCCTCCTCCTCAGCGACAACAATGCCGCCTGTGGCGGTGGCAGTCAGAGTCTCGCCATCCTCAGATGCGAGCGTGGTGGATTTGTCATTGATAGTGCCGATAGAAGTCAAACTCGCTGCCATTGCATCGTTATCGCCTGTCTTGCCGACCTCAATCTTACACTTCGACCACGACATGATGATTTTCTTCATTGCCTTATTGTGTTAAACGGTTAAACTTAATTCTTGCAGTGATGAGATGCTGCTCTATTCCCTCTATCTTCATGGAGGTAGGAGAGGTGTCTGTCTGCATCCAATACTCGGTATCATCATTCTCATCGATGAACTGCTGAATGAGCGTTTCGAGAGCTTCTACACGGCTCAAATCCTCTACCTTGCGCCCATCCTTGCCGAATGGCACATCAGGCACATAGATATTCAGGAGAACGACTCCGCTCTGTATCTGCTCATCGAGACCTGCGAGGAACTTCACAATCAAATCCTCAGTCTTAGCATTGGCAGGACGCATCTCAGGACGATAGACCTTTCCCCTGATACCCTGACCGAGAACACTCTGACTGACGAAAGAAAAGAAGTCTCGCTCAATCTGTTTTTCACTCTTTGCAATCATTTCGATGTAGTGATTCCGTTTAATAGTTGCTTCATCAAACTCTCCGCTTTCAGCTCTGCGGAAGTGAGTACATCTTTATGGTGAACATGCTCGACATAAGCCGCATAGTTCATTCCTGCACAGACGATGAGGACGATGCCCCAAGGGAATTTCGCTTGCAGTTTTTGGAGTAGTGCTTCGGCAGCAGGTGCGCCCTGCTCACCATTGCCTTTCTCTCCGCTATACCGCTTGCTTGCTCCATATTGAACAGGCTTTCCATCATAGAGTATCACATATCCAATGGATGACCTCAGATTTCCTGTGATGTCATTATAGCTGCCATTCTCACGAGCTATCCTGATACATTCCTCTCCGATGAAAGAGAGCTGCTTTATTATCAGGTCGGCAATATCTTTCATCTTCGCCTGTAATCCCGACCTCAGCTTTCGCATATCGGTCTTACTGACGATGATTCCTTTATATTTGCCATGAGTCTGAGTGACGGTTGCCATATTACACCATTATCTGAATTCTCCCTACGGTCGTAAGAGGCTCAACAGACATCACCCGATACTCGCCGATGTCTTCGCCCAATCGCTCTAACTTGATGCGGACTGCATCGAATTTCGATAGCTCAATCAGGATGAGGAATGATGCTTGCCGAAACTCGCCATCCTCATATTTGCCTAATCGGGTATCGCTATTCGTCTTGATAGAGCAAGGGATTTCTTCGCCCCAACTTTCCTGCTCGCCTGTGATAGGCTCACCATACTCATTGACCGAATCTTCGTCCTCTGAGACAATCAGAGCTTTCAGATGTCCGTTATACCTCATACTACCATAGTTTAGAGCCATCCTCCATAACTCGGAGATAATCGCTCAGAATTTCGTCAGCATCGAGACCATAGATATTGCACCAATAACGGATGCTCTTTTCGACTGCATCGGGCATGACAGAAGTGGAAACGCC